CCAACAAAGAGTACTATCACACTAACCTTGCAGCCAATATACAGCAGACTTTCACAGAGCCAAGGATTTAGTCTCAGGGACTTTAGTAAAGGTGCTCTTATTAATTCTCCATTTGCCAATGGCGGAGTTACTGTTTATGGAACTAGCCAAGGTGGTCAATGGACCACAGGCGGTGGACCCGGAGGATTTATTTAATGTCAGCTACATACTCTAAAACTAGTTTATATTCGGGAACAGGATTATGGGGCACATTTTTGGACCTGTGGGCTGGTAAAACAATAAATCCAGACCCCAGCGACGCCTTGTATCAAATTGATACATTATATAACCGTCGCCCAGATCTTTTAGCATATGACTTATACGGCGATACTAATCTTTGGTGGGTATTTACTTTAAGAAATCCAGATATTCTTAAAGATCCATTGTTTGATTTTATTGCCCCGAGGGTGATATATTTGCCCAACAAAGAAGTAGTAAAAATATCTCTGGGGCTGTAATTCGTGGCAACCTTTTCTCAATCAGTACAACCACTTCCAGATTTGGGGCCAGGCGGCCAACTTGTAACCAGCACAGTAGTTGTTACAGAAGCATCCGGTACCACTACTTCAACTACACAACAAATCATTGATCCTGCAGGACGAATATCGGCCCAGTCGTTGCTTCTGCCAGTGACCAGTGTTACTAGCGATATCACAATACCCGGAAATGCACCAATGCACCCCGGTGGAGTTGATTTAACAGTTGACGAAGAGCCGGCACCAAATACTGCGCCACCAGCGACCTCAGTACCTGGCCAATTAAAACAACAAAAACCTACGAATTTAGTACCCAATCCATTACATAGATTTGCTTCGTATACATACTCCTGGAGTTTGTGGTGGACTGATGTTGATGAAATTAAAACACTGGGCGCCGCCAAAGATGTATCAACGGCGCAAGAATGGGAATTTGGCCCAAAAAGTTATGTGGTTGCTGAAGATAGTGGGCTGTATCCAAATCGACGCATACCCGGAACTCTGGGATTAAATTATAATATACAAGAAGTTAATTTTAAGACAGGCCCTACAGGCGGCCTGTCTCAAGAAAGTACAAATCTAATACAAGGGTCAATGACAATAATTGAGCCAATTGGAATTACATTCATTGATCAATTGGTTGCTGCTAGTTACGACGGATATCAATTTAAAAATTGGACAGAACAGCCATTTATACTTCAGTTAGATTTTAAAGGATATGACGATGCAGGTCGGCCGATGCCAGTTAATAAAAAATTTAGAAAAAGATTTCCTATAATCCTTAACCAAGTAAAGATAAATCTTAGCAATAAAGGAACCGAGTATAAGGTTACCTTTGCTCCTTATGCTCACTTGTCGTATATGAAAGAATACGGATTCTTGGATAAGGATATCAGTGTCGAGGGAGTGTCGACAGTCAATGAATTTTTTACCAGTCTAGCAACCAACTTAAATGATTACTGGAAAACACAAGTTGCTAAACGATTTATGGGAATACCGGATCAAATTGAATTTAAAATTGATCCAGTGATAGGTGATTCAAAAATACTCAATGAAACCAATATATCATTGAGCCGAGGTGATCCTGGAAGTAATTTAATTAATATTAAGGAAACTTCTTTTAACATACCTGCCGGTACAAAGATTACGTCAATCATTACAAAAATAATGTCGCATAGCAGATATCTCAATGATCAATTATCTATTGCATTGGCAAATCAAACGCCAGCAGGAGGTACAACTCCGACGATAATTAATAGTCTTACTCAAACTCAGGTATTTAAAGCATTTAAAACTACAGCTAAGATGGAAATAGGAGATGTAGATCCTTTGCGTAACACCCGCGCTAAAAAAATGATCATTAATATCAGGCCCTACGATAATTGGAGAACTGAACATCCGGCATTGCCGCAGTTTGTAGATTCTAGTCCGCATACTGTTAAAAAATACGAATATTTGTACACTGGTGGCAACAGTGATGTAATTGATTTAAAAATAGACTTTGATACTAGCTATTTTGTTACAGTCATGAAGTACACAAATTCAGTGGCCGCACAAACTGCTTCTAAGTCAACAGCTCTTTCAATATATAAAAGCCTATTGCCCAATCCCATGTTAACACCGTCTCTGTTTAAAGCACTTATCCCGGCATTTAGAGCAGTGGGTACAGTATCAGAAAGTAGAGTAAGAGCAGTTCGTGGCGACCAAAACTCCACTGCTGGATTGAATATCATTGATAGTTCTGACGCACAACAAATGATGGATATTATTAGGCGCGGCGTATACAACGAAGCTGCAATGATTGATGTGAAACTAACTATACTTGGCGACCCTACACTACTAAAACAAGATGATTGGTTTTATACCCCCGACCCTGTAGATGCAATAAATTATAATAATATAAGCGGAGTTAGCCAAGCTGAATTTGCCGAAAAATACGGGCATATAAGATTTGATACTGGTATGGTTCCTATTAGTTTGATTATTAATACCCCAATTGATATGGACTTAGATATCACAGGTCAAGGGCTAGTGTACCCCCCAATTGGTGTAACTCCTTCGTTGTTTGGGGGACAATATGTTATAAGAGATATTGACAATAAGTTTGTTAGTGGTAAATTTACGCAGGTTTTAACTATGTCGAGGCTAATCAACTCAGATTTTGTTGCACCAGCACAAAGTACAGCTATAGCCGAAAGAACAGATGAATAGCGCCGGCACCCTATAAATTAAAGTAAAATACGGAATACACATAAATGGCAAGTAACGCAGAACGATCGTCGGCAGGCAGTACGTCATATACCGCTGACAGTAAAAAAGCCGGCACCACAATTGATCCAGGCCCGTATGTGGCAACGGTAGTAAAACACGTTGAAGGTTCAAGGATGGGACAGCTACTGGTTTATATCCCGGACTGGGGCGACGACCTAGAAGATCCAAATTCGCAAACTACAGTTAGTTATGCAAGTCCGTTCTATGGAACAACCTACGGAACAGATAGTCAACTTCTTCCTGATAATGCAAACACAGTGGGTCAAAGTTACGGTATGTGGTTTGTACCTCCTGATATTGGGTGCCAAGTTTTAGTTACATTTGTTGCAGGATCGAGAGATCGTGGTTATTGGTTCGCTTGTGTTTATGACAGCCCAACACACCATATGGTTCCCGGTCTAGCCAGAAACATCGGTGGTTCAGAAAATACTACAGCACCCACAGACAGTCCAGTAACTCCATACCTGGGACCTGACAGTATACTACCAGTGGTAGAATCCAGTACAGCATCACCTAAAGCATTTGATGCCGACGGCTTGGAAAAAACACCCAGATACTTTCACGAATACCAAAGTTCTTTGTTAATAGGACAAGGGTTAGATAGAGATAAAATTCGCGGTTCTATTAGTTCAAGTAGTCTAAGAGAAAGTCCTAGTAATGTATATGGTATAAGTACTCCGGGACGCAAAGCTACAACCACAGATCAAGTCAAAGACAATCCTCAGCAGGTTATAATGCGCAAAGGTGGTCACCAATTTGTTATGGATGATGGGGCAGCCGCCGACGGAACAGATCAATTGATTAGACTGCGCACATCTGCGGGACATCAGATATTAATGAACGATACTGAGCAAGTATTCTATATAGGCAGTGCTAGCGGATACCATTGGATGGAATTTAGTAACAACGGTATGATTAATATGTACGGATATGCAGGATTTAATCTGCGCACTGTGGGGGCATTAAATTTACATAGTGACACGTTAGTAAACATACACAGCGGCGGAGCAGTAAACATACAAGGGTCAAAGGGTGTAAACATATCTAGTTTAGCATCTGTTGGTATTTCGGGTATGACTGGAGCCTCTCTAAAGACCAATGGATTTTTAAGTATCACTGGTATGGCAACAACAACAATATCGTCAGGCGGCCCATTGACCATTGGTTCGCCTAGTATCACCAGCATTGTTGGATTGGGTATGCTGAAACTAAACAGCGGCAAACCTCCAATACCAATCCCTGTGATACCGACTATGCCTAAAGATTTCCCGGATGTGCAATTCAGTGGCACACGCTGGGAACTGCAAGATGATGCCGTGGCCAGTACCTGTACTGTGGTACCTGGCCACGAACCATGGCAAAACTCAGACGGCACCCGCCCTGGTCCAAACGGCTCTGGCAATAATGCTCTTAAAAATATAGTACTTGGTGGTTCTCTAGCATTATTAGGAGTTGGTATAAGTAATGCTGTTAGTAATTTTGCAAGTGGTGCCTCGGCAGCATCTAGTATAGCCAGCTCTGGATTCCCATAATATGTTACAAGATCTTGGATTTCTAAATGCAGTGGGACAAGCTATTCCTAACCCTATGCCAATCAGCTGGCTAGGTCGCCCCGACGTACCTACACTACCGCCGTCATGGGCCAATATTGGTACTTTGACTAATTTGCAATTACAAAGCTTACAATCGCAAATTGCCTACGACAAAAGCGGCTGGAACTTGTCTAAGATTGGGGCAAATGATGAGCTTGGCTACTATCAAATTACACCTGCACAGTTAGAAAGTTATGGACTATTGATAGCCGGTGCAATCAATCAATATGGAACTGATGCAGTTAACTATCGTAACACCTGGCAACCCACATACATTAGAAATAATACCAATTCTTATGCTTATTACTTCTATGATGTGCCGGATATAGATACGTTTCTGATAGCTCAGGTAGTGCAAGATCACTTGGCATATCAAAGAATAAACGATCTTTACTTGGAATTACAAAATATTGGGGCTATTAAAAATACCGACACCAATGATGTTGCAGCCGGAATGGTATACGTTGCTTGGGATTTGGGTGTAGGTAAAAAGCCTAATAGGAATAACCCGTCGGGAACAGGCGCATATGCCTGGAGATTTTTCAACAAAGGCAACGGAATTGCAAACTTTAACAGTGGTAGATATGCTCTACAAACACTAATTTAAAATAAATACATATATGGCAACATACAGAGGTTTTAGCACACTAGTTAACAAGAAAAAGTACAGCTTAGAGGATTATGCTCTGGCTAAACAGGATCTATTTAACTACTTTAATACTAGAAAGGGTTCTCGATTAATGAATCCTGATTTTGGCACGATTATATGGGATATGTTATTCGAACCATTGGATGATGATTCCCAACAGATTATATCAGACGATGTCAAACGTATAGTTCGTTATGATCCCCGACTTGCAGTAGAATCGGTATCAATTACGGAACAAACAAACGGCTTACAAATACAAATAAGTTTGACTTATGTACCAACAGATCAGTCTGAAACTTTCAACTTATTGTTTGATCAAACCACAAGATCCCTAACATCATCATATTAACTGACCATATAATTTACCTAAATAAATATATGATATAGGTAAACACATATGGCACAAACTACTCGTCAAACTAACTTACTAGTCGAACAGGACTGGACAAAAGTATACCAATCTTTCAGCAATGCTGATTTTACCAGTTACGATTTTGAAACACTTCGTAATAGTATGATTGAGTACATTAAGACATATTATCCAGAAACATTCAATGATTTCATTGAAAGCTCTGAATATTTGGCCCTAATTGATTGTATTGCATTCCTGGGGCAAAGCCTTTCTTTCCGCTCAGATTTAAATGCACGGGAAAACTTCTTAGACACAGCACAGCGCAGAGATAGTATTTTAAAGCTATCCCGTATGCTAAGTTACAATCCAACTCGCAGCAGCAGTGCAACTGGATTAGTAAAAATTGATTCAGTGCAAACAACAGAAACTATAACTGACAGCAGCGGAATTAACCTGTCAGGTGTTACAGTTAATTGGAACGATCTTACTAACGATAATTGGTTAGAGCAGTTTACTACAATTATTAATTCTGCACTGGTTTCTAGACAAGCACTGGGCAAGCCCGGTAATAGCCAAGTATTAAACGGTATTCAAACAGATGAATACAGTATAAGACTAAATCCAAACAGCTTGCCAGTGGCCAAGTTTAACGTAAATCTATTGTCAACTACTTTACCATTTGAAGCAGTTAGTGCAACATCTGTTGGGCAAAGTTACATATACGAAGTTGATCCAACTGTATCGGGTAGATTTAACATTTTATACAGAAATGATAACAACGGTAACGGTAGTAATGATACTGGTATGTTCTTGTATTTTAAACAAGGCAATCTGCAGGCAACAGATATTAATTTTCAAAATGCTATCCCAAATAACTTTGTACAAATAGCTACAAATAATATCAACAACAATGACCATTGGTTATACCAACTTGGCCCAAATAACTCAACGCAAACACTATGGGGCGCAGTTCCTGCATTAACCGGTGTCAACGTAATTTACAATCAAGAATCAAATAAAAACTTATACCAAATTAATTCGTTAAGCAACGATCAAGTTGGATTAGTATTTGGCGACGGTAGCTTTAGTAATATTCCTCAGGGAAACTTCAGATTCTATTACCGTACCAACACAGGTGCAAACTATAGCGTAACGCCAGATGATATGTCATCAGTTAGTGTGGCATTCAGCTATATCAGTTCTAAAAACACAGTAGAAACATTAACTGTTACTGCTAGTTTGAAATATACTGTTACTAATGCTACATCAACTCAATCATTGAATTCTATTAAGTCGTATGCACCGCAACAGTACTATACACAAAATCGTATGATTACCGGTGAGGATTATAATATTCTTCCGCTGACTACATTTACCAGCATACAAAAAGTTAAAGCAGTCAACAGAACTAGTTCAGGAATTAGTTTATATTTAGATTCATTGGACCCAACCAAGAGCTATAGTAGCACAAACATATTTGGCGAAGATGGCACTATTACAGCAAATACCGCTGCCAGGTCATTGAATTTTGACTTTTTGACTTCTAACGACATTTATAATGCAATTTATAATGATGTAATTCCAGCAATCAATTCAACTGGTATGCGTAATTATTATTATGCTAATTACCAACGTTATAATAGTCCTTATGCCAATGTAACGTTTTTTCAAACAGCAAATAGCACAGTCAGCAGCAGTGGCTACTTACAGTATGCTGGAAATACCTTGCAAGTAGGCACAGGAGTAACTGGTAACCTTCAATATATTGCACCCGGTGCCACGGTGCAGTTCACCAGCAACAGCTCAACTTTTTACTCAGCGGTCGCTGGTGTAGTTGCAGCAACTGATCCAACCACACCAAACTTAATTAGATTTGCTAATGTAGTGCCCACTGGAGCTGTTATAACTGGCCCTGGGCTATTGGGAAATTCAAGTATTATTCCTACATATAAAAATGATCTATCCAGCAGTTTAATTAGCACAATGGTTAGTCAGATTGCAGCAAAAACTAATTTTGGATTAACATACGATCAAGTAAATCAGGTATGGAAAAACATACCACCGTCGAACATTGGCACAACACCAGATTCTGGATGGTTGATGAAGTTTAATTACAATCAAGGGCTATATAATATCGAGTACAAGACACTGGCATACACTTTCTCCAGTACCGGATCGACTAAATTCTACTACGATCCAACTGTTAAAGTTTATGATTCGTTGAGCGGTGAGAACATAACAGATTCGATTAAACTATTAAAAATTAATACCAAGCCCGGTGGCGCACAACCAATGGACACTGATGTAATTTGGCAAGTTTACGATATAATTACAGCAGTGGATGGATATGTCGACGACAGTAAAATATTAGTTAAATCCCCAAGTTCACACCTTGAGGGAGTTCCGGACGATCCCGATCTATATACAACCACTGCTGGTTCGAGCACTAGCCGAGACAATTTGTATTTTAGATACAAACACAATTCTCCTAGCCGTAATAGAATTGATCCAACGCCTATTAACATCATTGATTTGTATATTCTAACTTCGGAGTATACTAGAACATATGCTGCTTGGCTTAGAGATTTAACTGGTACACTAACACAGCCAACTCCGCCTACTTCAAGTACATTGGAAATTGACTACAGCGAGTTAGATAACTACAAAACTGTTAGCGATAGCATAGTCTATAATCCTGCCAAATTTAAACCATTGTTCGGCGCAAAAGCAGACCCTTCATTACAGGCACGTTTTCAGGTAGTGAAAAATCCAGCAGTCAATATAACCGATAACGAAATAAAGAGTCAAGTTATTTCAGCAATCAATAGATACTTTGATGTTGGCAACTGGGATTTTGGTGATACATTCTATTTTTCAGAGTTATCAGCATACCTGCACTCAACATTGGCTCCTAACATAGCTAGTATTTTAATTGTACCAGCTAGCGATAGTTTAGTATTTGGTAATTACTTTCAAATCAACAGCGAACCTTGGGAAATTATCACCAGTGCAGCAACAGTTAACGACATTGACATCATTGGTGCAGTAACCGCAGCACAACTTAATCTTGGCAACAACCTAGTAGGAACATACTAATGGCATTAATTAGCACCCTAAATTTTTTACCTGAAGTATTTAGATCCGACACTAACCAACGATTTTTTGGAAGCACACTAGATCAGCTAGTGACAGATTCTTTTAATGTGCCGATCAATGGATACATTGGTAGAACTTTCGCACCCACATACAAGCAAGGGGATAATTACATACCTGAGCCAACACAGCAACGCACAAAGTATCAACTTGAGCCCAGTGTTGTAATTCGCAATCAAGATGCTGATATAATCTTTAATACTACCTACGCTGATTTGTTACAGAACGTTGAAAATTATAATGGTAAGTCGGACAATCAACAACGACTATTTAGAACTAACTCCTACAACTACGACAGCCATACAGATTACGACAAGTTTGTAAACTATAACAACTATTATTGGTTACCAAACGGAACAGCCGCAGTATCAGTCACAGCAGGGGATACTCCTCTAAGAGCAGACTATGTAGTAACACGCAATACTAACGTAGGCGGGTATACATTTAGCGGTGTGGGCCCGCACCCAAATACACAACTAACACTAGCACGAGGTGGTCGTTACACATTTACAGTAGATCAGCCAGGCTTTAAGTTTTGGCTACAAAATGAAGTAGGTACTTCGGGAGTAGATTCCAACATCTCCACAGTGGGCACAAGAGAAATATTTGGAGTTAAAAACAATGGTACAGATAGCGGTGCGGTAACATTCAATGTACCATTAGCAACTGCACAAGATTTTTATGTAAGAATGCCAATTGCTACGCAGGTTGATGCAGCAGCAACTTTTAGTTATAGTCAGATACAAAATAGATTGCTCAGCCAATTCTTGAGAGAATTTCCAGAAGGCATTGACGGGCTTAATGCACAACTACAAAACAAAACTATAATTTTTATCAACTCAGATGTCGATGACGACTTGTGGACAGCAGAAGGAACATTTGACACCAACGGATTTAATAACGTTATGCCATTTGACTCGGGCGGATACTTACCTGGCATAGCACCGACACAGTATCGTCGAGGCAGCTGGAAGATTACACTAAGCCCTGTCGGTACAACTGACTATCTAATACAACTAGTACCAATTGACGCAGTTGGAATTAAAGAAAAAGTTTTTGTTAAATCGGGCACACTTTATGCCAGCACACAATTTTGGTTAAACAACAACGAACAGTACAATATTGTTCCGGTAATAACAGCGCCGTTAAATTATCTATTTTATCAAGACAGTGCAAATCCAGGATTTGTGGGTCAAATTAAAATAGTCGACAATGCCAGTGTGCCGATTGATGTAAACAGCGATATACTTGGTAAAATAGGATATACTAGTCCAAACGGTATAAAATTCACCAATGGACTAAAAATCCAATTTGACAGCTTGGTTGTTCCTAGCTCCTATGCCAACAGTCAGTGGTATGTAGAAGGTGTGGGTACCTCAATTCAATTGATTGCAGTCAGTCAGCTGACTGTGCCCGCAGCTTTCACATCTCTAATAGAAACAACAGCGGACTATATTACTGTTAACCGTACCAGTCAAGATCATAATCCTTGGAGCCGCACAAATCGTTGGTTCCACGTTGATGTATTAAATGCTGTCGCTGAATACAATAAAACAGAAGTAGACTATGGACCCAATATTGCAGGACGGCGTCCTATCATTGAATTTGAATCAAGCCTACAATTGTTTAATTTTGGTAAGTCGGCCAAAGACAATATCAATCTGATTGTATTTACAGCAACTGATGCTTTCAATGAATATGCTGGGCAAATTGAAGCGTACATACAAGGCATCAAACTAGTAACTGGGCAGCGAATTGTTTTTGCTAACGATTACGATGTTAATGTCACAAATAAAATTTGGCTAGTGGATGTACAAACAATTAATAATCAGTTTTTTATCAGACTGATTGAAACAACTGATGATCCGGTGCTGCCTTACGAAAATGTACTAGTAACACAAGGCACGTATGCAAATAAAACTTTTTACTTTGATGGAACTGAGTGGAGTGAATGCCAAAATAAAACAGCATTTAATCAAGCTCCATTGTTTGATCTAGTAGACACAGATGGGTATAGTTTTTCAGATACTACCGTTTATCCTGCTTCAACTTTTACAGGCACAAAGTTCTTTGGTTACGATGTAGGCACAGGCAATAATGACCTACTACTGGGGTTTCCGTTAAAGTATCAGAACTTTAATAACATTGGCGATATAGTCTTTAAGAACTATTACGATGTAGAGTCTTTTACTTACACAGGAGCTTCTGCACCAGTTAAATGCAGTACTGGTTATATAGTTAAAAACTCAGGATTAACTACCTCTGTAAAACTTAACAATTGGGTCAACAGCGTAGAAATAAGCGATCAGTACCAAATGTTCTCAAAGTTTTATGACGGGCTAGTGGTAACAGTCTCCGGTCAACAATATGCGTTTGTGCAAATAGATATATTGCCTGTGGATCAAGCAACCGTTCCCTACATCAAAGTCTTCTTAGATAATGCATTACTTGACCCCGACACTGATTATACTGTTACTAAAGTGGGAATTTATGATGTTGTATTACTAACCACGTTACCTAATATTGGTGCCAAGATAGATGTGGCGGTATACAGCAACACCATTAGCAAAACAGGATACTATGTTGTTCCTGAAAACTTAGATTATAATCCACTTAATGAAACTTTTGACACTATTACACTCGGACAAATACGTACTCATTACAATAAATTAATTGAAAATACATCTAACAACGATATACCAATTCAGGACCAATATGTAAAAGCACAAGGTGGTACACTATTGCAACATAGCGGACCTCTGCTGTATGCAATGACTTTTTTAAATGATCAACAATTAAATTTTGTTGACGGTATATCTTTGGCACGTAAAGAATATCAACGCTTTAAAAATAAGTTTTTACAGGCCTGCGTAACACTGACTACATTAGATTATAATGATCCTGTAACAGGGGTTGATTTAATTCTATCTAGTATCAACTCGGTAAAAAACAGCAGCTTTCCTTGGTATTACAGCGATATGGTCCCTTACGGATCAGAGTACACTTCGATATCCTACAGCATTTTAAATGCTAGACAGACTCAGTACGAAATTTCGTCAATATTTGACGACACAGCACTGGGAAATCGTGCAGTATTAGTATACCATAACGGTTCGCAATTGACCAAAGGTGTTGATTATACCTTTAGTTCAACTGTGCCGGCAGTTACTATATTAAAACAATTGACTTTTGGGGACACCTTAGTCATACGAGACTACGCCAACACTGACGGTAATTATATACCTGAGACTCCAACCAAGTTGGGGTTATACTCAAAGTTCTCTCCTGAGATTTACACAGATGATAGTTATAGAACTCCCATAGATGTAATACGTGGTCACGATGGATCATTGACACCTGCGTTTGGTGATTTCCGCGACGACTATCTATTAGAAATTGAACGTAGAATTTATAATAATATTAAGTCCAACTACGAAAACAATATAATAGATCCAGAAGATGTTATACCAGGTAGATTTAGAACAACTGACTACTCATTGAACGAATGGAATCAATTGTTAAGCCAAAACTTTTTAAACTGGGTTGGCGTAAACAATATTGATTACACCAACAATGAATGGTATGATGCCAATGATTCCTGGACCTGGAACTACAATAAATTTGTTGATATAGTTGACGGATCATTCTTACAAGGATCCTGGAGAGCAATTTATCAATATTGGTTTGACACAGATACACCAAATACAACTCCTTGGAAAATGTTAGGATTTGACATTGAGCCAAGTTGGTGGGAAGATCGTTACGGCCCCGGTCCATATACAAATGGAAACACTACACTATGGGACGATTTAGCTGCTGGCTATGTGTGGAACAATGGGCAGTCGTATACTGATGCTAGATTTGTTAGACCCAATCTTAAAGATTTTATACCAACTGATGCAGCTGGTAATTTATTATCGCCAACTGATGCAAATTTAGTTAAGCAATATAACATAACAAGTGCGTCAAGCAACTTTAGTGTGGGTGAACAATCTCCTAGCGAAGTAGCGTGGAGACGCAGCAGCGATTTTCCTTATGCTTTACAATTAGCATTATCATTGGCTAGACCTGCAGAGTATTTTGCTACACAAATAGATACAAGTCGTTTCTTTGAAAATGCAATAACAGGGCAATTTTCTAATATAGACAATAAAAAAGTAACTCCGTCAGCTCTTAGAGTAAACGGTGATACTACCACTGTACCGGGTACTGTGTTGCGTACCAGCGGATATGTTAACTGGATTGGAGATTATTTAAAAAATCTAGGAATTGATCCTGTGGTTAAAATCAATTCTTATCTACAAAACTTAAATGTTAACTTGGCATATAAAACCGCAGGATTCACAGACAAAAACATACTTACAGTTTCTGCAGAGCAAACAAGTCCGGGTAGTACCAATTCAAGCGTAGTGCTACCAGATAACAATTATGATGTTTATCTCGGGAAATCTGTTCCAGTTACTACCGTTACCTATAGCGCAGTTATTGTTGAAAAAACACAGGCTGGATACAGCGTGTCTGGGTACAACATCAACCAACCATTTTTTGATATATTACCCAGCGTAGTTAATACTAGTGCCCCTGCGGTAGTTACAGTTAACAATTTATCAGTTAAGATTTATCAATCTAGCAGCACAACAGTAACTTCAATTCCTTATGGGGCAACGTTTGCAACGCCACAACAATTGGCAGACTTTTTGATCAGTTACGAAAGACAGCTAACAGCCAGCGGGTTCTTATTTACTACGGTAGATCCAGATTTGGGATTACCAAGAAATTGGACTCTGAGCGTTCGTGAATTTTTATATTGGGCACAGCAAGGCTGGGATTCTGGCACATTATTGGTATTGAATCCAATGGCTGCTAAACTGAGCTTCTCATCCAACGGATCAATGGTAGACGAAATTTCTAACCTACCTAACAAAGGTATGATTCTGGATCAAAATTTTGTTCCAATTAAAAGCAATCAATTTAATATTTTACGAACAGAATCACCAGAACAGAATTTCTTTCAAATTACTGCTCTCAATGGCGCCAGCATCGGATTTGCTAGATTCAATTTGATACAAAGCGAAAGTGTATTGATATTTGATAATGCCAGTGACTTCGGCGATGTTATATACGTTCCTTCTCAAGGAACACGTCAGTTTAGATTAAAAGTAACTGGATTTAAAACTGGTGCGTGGACTGGTGCATTAAGTGCAGCCGGATATATTTACAGTAACTTAGATATCAGTGCCTGGAAAACTGGACAAGATTATAGACGCGGTGATCTAATAGAGTATAACGGAATATACTATACAGCAACGGCTAATAATGTTCCGGCTAGCCAAACATTTAACTTTTCTCTTTGGACTGTGGCGTCTAGTATTGACGAACGATCTGGTCTATTACCAAGTCTTGGTACACAGGCACAAACGTTTGAAAGAATTTACGATGTAGATTTGCCGCCCCAAGATGAAACTTTACAAGCATTCAGTTCTGGTCTAATTGGATTTAGAGAAAGACCTTACCTAACGGACTTGGGAATGTCTATTCCTACTCAGACCAAGTTTTATCAAGGGTATATCAAACAAAAAGGCACAGCAAATGCTGTAGAAGCACTAACACGAGCCACATTTAATAACGTGTCCGGTAACATTAAGACATACGAAGAATGGGCGTTTCACGTTGGCACATACGGTGACCTAAATGGCAATCAGTACACAGAGTTTGTTTTAGATCAAAGTGAATTCTTAAACGATCCTGTTGCGTTTACATTAACTGCCAATACATTTAGCACTGGCAATATTATTGCTAACTTAGCGGTGAATACATATTCCTATACAGGCAATATTACTTCAAACGTATACTCGGCTGGAAATATTTTAAATGTTTCTACTAGCTTGTATGATAATAGAACACAAACAAATTATACAACTGATTTGCCGACCGCGGGCTTTGTAAACGTACAAGATATTGACTATACGTATTTTGACATCAAGAATGTTACATCAATACCCAGTCCCGGGGACGGTAAGAAAGTATGGGTAGCAAAAGATTACAATGACCAATGGAATGTATTTAGAATATCCATTACTAATTTAGAAGCAACAACACTGGTATATGCACTAGATTCTTTTGCTAAACTGACATTTGATATTCAGCATACATTTGTGCGCAATGATTATTTTATACTTGCAGACTTTGACGAAAAATATGACGGCTTATACCGAGTGGTTAGTGTTCCTACTGCAACCAGTGTAACAATCATACTACAGAATCCATTGGATCTGATCGCCACTAGCAGTAGAACAGAAAGCAGTGGTATAATATACAAGTTAACTTCTGCGATTGTTAATTCAATAACCGATGTTAACAGCGTACGACCAGCAGGACACTGGGAAAATAATGATCGCCTATGGGTTAACCGTGCTACCAGCGAAGGTTGGGGAGTATATTCATTTACATTCCCGTGGAATAACGATTCAGATACTCAACTAACTGCAAACACCGTTACGACTAATAGTCGATTTGGATCTGCTGTACGTATTGGCGAATCATATTTCTATGTTGGAAATCCGGGACAATCGCAGGTTAAAGTTTATTCTCTGGACGATTATTCAGCGAACGTAACTGTGGCCAATACCAACGCACAATTTGGTCAGGTGTTGGATGCGCAAGGTAATTTATTAATTGTTGGGTCTGCTGATACTGTACAGGTATATCGCCATACCAACAGTATAACTCCGGCCTGGGTGCAAACTATTGCATCTGCTAATATTACCGCAGTATCAAGTGTTAGCCTAAGTGCAGACCGGCACTGGTTGTATGTTGGCGGTGCCGACAACGATATGTTTGAGGCCTACTATACAGCCAACGTTGTGTTACCAAGCTATAGTTGGGTTAAGAAGCAATCCGGTACAGTTGGTAGCTTATTTGGTCAAGCAATAAAAACCAACAGCACAGGATCAGTATTAATAGTATCTGCGTCAGACGCAGACAATACAGTAAACGAAAATGGAAATGTTTACATCTATAATAGATCAGCAAACACATTTAGTTTAGCGCAAACAATTACAACAGCAACCAGCTCAAATGTTGGGGCACAATTTGGTTATAGCTTAGACACAGATGCAACAGGAACAAACCTATTTGTTGGTGTCCCTGGCAGCAAATTATTGACTTATTCAAATGGCGTAATCGAGCGTTGGGTACACAATGGCAGTTCGTATGTGTACAAAGAACATTTGGTAAATCCACAGGGTGCAACTGGATCGTTTGGTACTAGTGTACGTGTAACCGGTGATGCGCAAACTCTTGCAGTTGGCAGCAAAGGTAGCCCGGCAGATGAAACAACAACATTTGACGAAACAACTACAATCATTGATACAAACACTACTCAATTTGTTGACTACATAACAAACAGCGGAGCAGTTTACGTATTTGAATTGATAACAGATTTGACCAATAACTCAAACGTATACAGCTATGTACAGGAAATTGCAGTACAGGTACAATCAGGCGACGAATTTGGATACAGCATTGATCTAACTGATAGTTTAGTTATAGCAGGTGCCCCTGGGACAGACGAACGATGGGCTAATAATGAAATTAAAACATCTGCTATTGGATCTGCACACGTATTTGTTAACGATATAAACAGTCAGGCCTGGAGTTTGACTAGACAACAAGAGCCTCGTGTGGATATTAACAGTATCAATAGAATATTTGTTTATAATAAAACAAACGACAATATTTTATCAACAGTTGACTACATAGACCCTGCTAAAGGAAAAGTACTAAATTCAGTATTGCAAGATATTGATTATCAGCGTAACAATGATCCAGCATACTATAATGCCGGCTCCGGTACAGTCTCTGTTGACTATCATTGGGGACCTGAACAGGTTGGCACAATTTGGTGGGATTTGAATTCTGTCAGATATATTGATTACGAACAAGATTCTTTAATATACAGAATAACACACTGGGGAGAACAATTTCCGGGAAGCCAAATTCAAGTATACGAGTGGGTCGAAAGTATGAGCCTACCCAGTGCCTACACTGGCACCGGAACTCCGGTATTTGCTAACAATTCTGCTTATAGTACATATGGGTATGTTGATCAATCGGGTGCTGTAAAAATAAAATATTATTTCTGGGTAGTAAACAAAGATACTATTGCCCCTGGAAAGAATAACAGCGTCTACAGTATCACTGCGGCAATCGACAATCCCGGCAGTCAAGGGGTTACATACGCAGTGGTTCCTCGCAACGACACTATTGCAATTTACAATATCAACAATCAGCTGACAGGGCAAAATACTATTTTACATATTGGTAGCAAGGCTGCAAATGCCGGATTAATACACAGCGAATATGCACTGGTACAAGAAAAAAATCCAGCAAGTAGAATTCCTCCGTTTATCGAAAGTAAAATGATTGACAGTTTGGCTGGACAAGATCAGCTGGGAAATGTAGTTCCGGATCCAGTGCTTACTCCTGCACAGCGGTACGGAATTGGTGTTCGTCCCCGTCAAACAATGTTCATTGACAGACAGTTAGCGTGGGACAACTACCTTAGCATTGTTAACACCTATTTGCAAGATTATCCTGTTACTGTGCGTCGCGTTTTAAATTTATTAAACAGCAGCGAGCCAATACCCAACGAAAATACTCAAGAATATGATCAGGTTGTTAACACTGAAGAAGAACTAAGTTACCTAAACACAGATTCTTTTGCATCTGGATATAAAGTTTTAGTAATTGATGACTCGTCACAAGATACCAAATGGTCAATTTATTCTTGGTCAGGTACTGAATGGATATTGTCTAGAGTACAAAGTTACAAGACTACATTGTATTGGACCAATTCAAGTTGGTACGAAGCTGGCTACGATTACACCAGAGCACCGGACGTTACTGTTGCCAATAACATTGAGCTAGGTAAATTAACTCTAGTTGCTGACCAATATGTTAAAGTTGTTCACGATGCTGATAATCAGTTTATTATCTATTACGTTGAATCCGATCTAAGTTTAACTGTAGTGGGAATCGAAAACGGAACTATTCAGATTTCCACAGACACAATTCCTGCTAAGGAAATGCGACAAATTATGTTGTCAATGCAAAACGAAATTTTCATTGACGACTTAGAATACGAATATAATCAAATATTCTTTGCAATCATCAAGTACGCATTGACAGAGCAAAAGAATCTTGATTGGGTATTTAAAACCAGTTTCCTAACAGCTACACAATATATTAGAAAACTGGAACAATTCCCTGCTTACATTGCCGATAATCAAGATTATTATCGCGAATATATTAACGAGGTTAAACCTTACAGAACTGTACTTAGAGAGTTTGTTGTCAACTACGAACGAAATGATAATTACGGCGCAGATATAACAGACTTTGATTTGCCTCCCTACTGGGACGCAAACTTACAGGTTTACCGTAGCCCCAGCGGCGAGCAGACATACGATTCTACTTTATGGACACAAGGTGTTTACTCTCAGTGGAACAGCAACTATAAGTACCAAGTGGTTGATGTAGTTGTAGAAAATGCTGGACAAGATTATTTGTTTGCACCACAAATTACCATCAGTGGTGGCGGGGGAACTGGAGCCACAGCATACGCTACTATCAACAGCAGCGGCGGCATTGCCAACATCTATATCATTGAAAGCGGATCTGGATATACAACTTTCCCAGATATTATTATCAATGGCACCGGCACTGGTGCAACAGGTCGCGCAGTTCTGCGTAACATTAACGATGGTGCAGACACCGGGCATAACGTAGTTAGAAGCATTAAAACAAATATGAAATTTGACAGAGTATCTTATACTACATCAAATGTATTTGTTAACTGGACTGATTTAACTACATCCAATGTCGGAGAAACTATTGCAGCCAATACAATCATACTGCTGTCTGGTAGCTTATTTAAGTTAGCAAATACTTATGTCATCGATGCCAATGTTACATTCCCAACAAGCAATGTTTCTGGTATTAATGCCAACATATTTGATAGCGCCAACGATAGGATCACTGCCTTTAACGGTAATATTGACCTGTCATTGACTCAAGATGGCATTGACTATCCCGGAGTTATAGTTGATGGCAATACTTCTATTACTGATGCAAACGTTAGCAGTTATGTTGGAACAGAATTAGACAGTATTATACAAAGTCTGTACACAGATGACTTGGGAGTTCGTCCTAGTACTATCTATATCGACGGCGGTGAGTATGTTGACACATTTGAGAGTCACGCACCACAAGAACTGATTCCTGGCAGAATGTTAAATTCTTTAAGTTTATCGGTATTTGATACTAGCAATTTAGCATTTAAGATTTTTGGCAACACAGGCGATGCATTAAGTTACTATCGAATTGCAGCGGCCAACACAACCGTGTTATCCGGAAACTTGGCTCTGAGCGACACTAACATTTATGTCGATGATGCTAGCGTATTAACTAATCCAAACAGAGAAATTGCAAGTCCGGGCGTGATTTTTATCAATGGTGAAAAAATCACATACTATAGAAATTATGCGTTGGAAACTCCAACACCATGGTCTAGCAATTTGCTGGTATCAGTCGGTGAACTGATTACTTACAGCAGCAATACCTACCTAACACTAGGTAACGTATATACTCAAAACTTTGCCAACATCTCAGCTAATGTTAAACAATTGGCAAACGTCAATATACTGACTCAAATCAGACGTGCTGTTGATGGTACAGCACCGTCAACTATACAATCAGTGGATTCAAGAGTGGTTGACGCCGGATTACAGCAAGTAGTGCCAGATACGGAAACTGAAAATGTTACTTTGTCTGTTAACACAACCTATACTGTTACTGATGATATTAGCTATAAGATATTCTTAACTGCAAATATTAGTGCAAACATAGGAGATACTATTTCTCAGATTGATTCAAATTCTTCTGCAACAATAGCATCTATGCGTGTATTAGAAACAGTCAGCAACGTTACAGTAGTTCCAGTAATTCTACTAGAAGGTGGAGTACAAGGTTTACCAGATTCGTTTGATAACTCATTGGGGTACGATTACCAAGGTGCAGGCGGATATCGAATCGTTGCCAGTTCAGCGCCAGCAGTAAGACCAAGCCCAATTATACCAACTTGGGTAGCTAATACTGCTTCACCTCGCGGTTCATCATTGTATCATGCTGGCAACACATACGAAGTGGTTGGCAATGTATACTTTCCAAGTTTTGCTAACGTTACTAATAATAACGGAAGAGTTGAAGCAGCCGCGTTATGGACCGCAAACGCAAATATTTCAGTAATACCAACAGGTACTATAATTACACCAAACGGTAATGTGTTTTATGTAACAACCGGTAACGTTTATGGGCAGTATTTTGCCAACGTAGCATCAAATGTACAGCCTTACGTTTCTAATGTGTTTTATAAATTTGCCGGTAATACCACAACCGAACCCGGGTTCAATGCCAATCTACAAGTCGACGATCAATGGTGGAATACATCAAGTAATGTACTATACCAATGGAGCGGATCATCGTGGAGTATATACGAGCCAGATCCAGCCGGAATAGGTTTTGATCAAACGTCAGACCCAATATACATCAATGGTAATATAACCAATAGTTATGTAATTAATTCCGCGCAATTAGGAACAGTTGACTCCAACGGCGAAGTAACTATTGCAGCCGGTACAACATTAGTAACTGGTAACATATGGTATAACCGTGGTATTACAACAGCCACAGATGGTACCGGATTACTAAACAGCACAACAGCACAAGCCGAATTCCTGAAGGCAAGTAGAGGGTATACGCCATGATAAATACTGATACATCACGTTCAACGAATGAAAATTTAACTAAATTAGAGGAAACAGCAGTGGAAAACACACAAAAACGTCCAGACGAATCATCTGGAATATACGTTAGAGGGCATATCAAAATTTTTGATCCAGAATCTGGGGATGTTTATATTGATAAACCCAATGCGATCCACTACGAAAATTTCTCAGTTGCATTAGCTAACTCAGTTGGTAATAAAAATCAAAACTTTATCTATGAAATGACGTTTGGTAATGGTGGAACCAGCGTAGATACCAGTGGAATTATTACATATTTGCCCACTAACACAGTGGGACAAAATACCAACTTATACAATCCAACTTACAGCAAAATTGTTGACAATACATCTATTGCTAATCCCGATCCTGTTAACAATAAAATTACTGTCACGCACATTCCGGGGCGAGTATACACTGACATCTTAATAAGTTGCTTGCTTGATTACGGTGAGCCTAGCGGCCAAGCGTTGTTTGATAACAGCCAAAATTTGTCAAGTGAATACGTATTTGACGAATTGGGTCTTAGAGGACGAAGTACCGACGGGTCAGCTGGGTTAACGTCAACTGGCTTATTGCTTACACACGTAATTTTTCACCCAGTACAAAAATCTTTAAACAGACTAATACAAATCGATTACACAGTGAGAGTTCAAACACTAACAAATCTAAGTTCAATAGGATAACAGTATGAGCTACACCATTAATAAAACAGACGGATCAGTTTTACTAACGTTGCAAGACGGTACTGTTAATAGCGAAATTGGACTATGGTTAATTGGGCGAAATGCAACAAACTTTGGTGACTATCAAAACGAAAACTTTGTTAGATTATTAGAAAATTTTGCCGACAACATACCTCCTAGTCAGAGTTCTGCATTTAATCCGTTGGAAGGTACAATCTGGTACGATACAACCGCAGAAAAAATTAAAGTATTTGATGGCACCAATTGGAATCCTGTTAGTGAGCGTTTTGTAGCAAACGCTACACCCACAACAGCCAAGATTGGCGATCAATGGTACGACACATCTGCTAATCAACTTAAAAGCTATACTGGCACACAGTGGTTGCTAGTTGGCCCCGGATACACTAGCTCACAAGGAAAAAGCGGAGCAATTGTTGAGACTATAGTAGATGCTAATGTTGTATCTCATACAGTAATTAATAGCTACACAAATGGAAATTTAATTTCAGTTACTAGTTTTGACTCTGAATTTACACCAATTCTTGGTAGTGGATATTCGGGATTCACAACAATCCGGCCGGGCGTAAACCTGTTGAGCAATGTTGTATTAAACGGAACTGCAACCAACAGCAATAAAGTTGGTGGGTTATTTGCTAACGTATTTGCCAGAGTGGATGTCAATAGCACATTTGCTGGAGATATATCAGTCTCTGGGGCTCTTGTTCTTGCAAACTCAAATATATACACATCCGGTAGTACATTAAACATACAAAATACAGCATACAATGGAAATATTAGTTTTTATGTAAACGGACCAGCAGGAAATACTCGTCCGTTGTTTATAGACGCTAGTACTAGTTCAGTTAATGTTCCGTATCCAACTGCACCAACACACGCTGCTAGTAAAAACTACGCTGATACAGAAATTGCAACTGTAAACACACGCATTGGTGTTACTAATTCTACTATTATCAGTAATATTGCCAATGTTAGAGCAGATACATCTGCAAATTTAACAACTGCAATTACCACAGTAAATGCCAACTCAGCGGTATCGAATGCTGCTATATACTCAAATATTGGAAATTTGACAGTATATACAGTTAACGCAGTGAATACTTTGTACAACAACGAAGTTACTCTTGAAGGCCAGATTACCGCAATCGCAAACGTTATTGCCAATTTGGCAACACAAGTTAACCCAGTGTTGACTGGAAACGCCACACTAGATGGAAATCTTATAGCCAATACTGCATATGTAAGTGCAACAACAACTGCTCTTACAAATAACTTTACAAACGTTATATTGGGGCTAGCACAGACTGCACAGGCAAATTTGGTAGCAGCAACAGCAACATTGGCACCTATTAACGGTCCATTATTTACTGGTAATGCAAGAGCCCCGAATCCGCCTATTAATGATAACAGCACAAGAATAGCAACTACTGCTTTTGTTGGCGCAGCAATATCACAGCAAAGATTTAATTATACTGTTTCGACGTCAGATCCAACTGGTGGAAATAACGGCGATTTCTGGTTCAAGGTATAAGAGATAACTAATGGCCAAAGGCATTTATATAAACTCCGACGGACAATGGACCGAAGTCAAAAATCCTAAAATTAAAGTTCGGGGTGCGTGGGCACCTGTTAAAAAAGGATTTGTTAGACAAAATGACGTATGGGTTCAATTTTTCCCAGACACCGGTTCTCAAACGTTTACAGTGCCCGGGACTTATACATTTACTGTGCCCAATGGCATACATTCTTTAACCATAGTAAGTCAGGGTGCCTCTGGCGCCGGCGGCGGCGCAGACACATATGCAGGACATCCGGGGTATCCTGGACAAATTGTTAGGGGATCATTTGAAGTTGAACCCGGCGATGTACTTTCTATATCCATTGGCAGTGGCGGGTTAGGTGGACAGACTGCCGGTAGCGCACCCGGTGGTACAGGTGGATTCAGTATTGAGTATGCCGGCGGACCCGGCGGAGCAGCCGGTCCCGAAGGATATTCCGGGTCAGGCGGTGGCGGTGGCGCAGCAACATCAATTACCAAGAATAATATTGTAATTTTAGTAGCAGGCGGCGGTGCAGGTGGAGGCGGCGGCGGAAATCATTCTCCAGGGCGTCCAACAGGCGGCTCAACAAGAGCAGCAGGAACTCGCGGGGAACCCGGACAAAGTAAAAGTGGTGACGGCGGCGGCGCAGGCGGCGGTGGTGGTGGAAATCCCGGGGGTGCTGGCGGAAATGTGTACGACGGCGACGATGGTGCATTTTCTGGAGTAAACGGAAGAAGTTTAGCACCAGCGGGTTGTACTATTGTTAACGGTACAGCCGGTGGCGGGCAAGTGGGCACAATTTCAAGTTCTACAAGTACTAGACCGTACACCTATGCAGACTTTGCTCTTGATAATAATTTTACCATTGGTGACGTTAATACTTGTGCATCTTTATATACAACTCAGGATGTTATTTTATCTGGCCCATATTACGGTTTATACAGAAAACCTGACTACAATGGATTGGCTGGGTGGGTAAATTATTTCAATACAGCAATCGGCCGAGATTTTGGTGCGTTAACAGTAGCTTTTGTAACATCTGCACTACAAACCGGAGACGCAGATGTTTGCCAGAATGGCGCAGCAGCCTTGGGTAGAGGTTTTGGTAGCGGAAGCACAGCCAGTGAAATACTTGACTATCCAGAATTAGTATTAGGTACAACAGTTACAGGGGGTGCTCCGGGAAATGGGGCCAACGGATCAGTAACAATATCCTGGGGCACATAATTAAACAATTGTTTGATAAGTAAAGTATAACGAGAAACAAAATGGCATACACAATATACAAAAGCGACGGAACATTACTAACAACAATCACTGACGGATCGTTGGATACCAGCACTACTAACTTAAATCTTCCCGGTCCTAACTATGTTGGATATGGACTACATCTTGACGAAAACTTAGTATTTTTATTAGAAAATTTTGCCAGCAACACAGTACCATCGGGTGCAAGTTTACAAGGGCAACTATGGTTTAATAAGTCAGACCAATCTTTACAGGTTTTTACGGATCAAGGATATGTTTCAGTTTCGGGAGTAAAGATTCAAGGCTCACAACCAGCTGTGGCCAAAATTGGTGATCAGTGGTTTAATACATCAACAAATCAGTTATCCGTTTACGATGATATAGCGTGGAGATTGATTGCTCCGCTATACACTAAAGCACAGGGAGTGTCTGGTGCAATACCAGAAACAGTCAATGACGCTAGCACAGGCGGTGTAACACACAATATTGTAAAACAACAATTTGGATCTACCACTGTAGCAATATTCAGTTCTTCGGAAGGAGCATTTGTTCCTAGCCCTGCAATTGAGGGATTTCCGTACATATACCCCGGGTTAACTATTAATCTAGAGCTAATAGATGGTGCACAACAATTTTATACAAATGCAAATACAGCACTATATCTGCCCACTGATCCAACTATTGTAGCAATTAATGCGAATGTGACCGCTGCAAATGCAGCTATAGTTACTGCCAATAGTGCAGTAGTTAGCTATGTAAACACGGTCAACTCTTTGCAGGTTGCCAATGTAAATGCAGCAAATGCAGCTATAGTTACTGCCAATAGTGCAGTAGTTAGCTTTGTAGGAACACTAAATTCTGCTCAGTCAACTGCGGCGTTGGCCAATGTAAATGCAGCAAATGCAGCTATAGTTACTGCCAATAGTGCAGTAGTTAGCTTTGTAGGAACACTAAATTCTGCTCAGTCAACTGCTCTATTAGCTAACGTAAACGCAGCCAACGTAGCAATAACAGCAGCTTGGACTGCTAATGCAGGATCGCAGCAGACAGAAATTAATTCATTGCAAACTCAGGTGTATTCTAATGCCAAAGTGGCATCTTATATGCTGACTAACACGGCTAAAATTACTGCTCAAACACAATCAACTGATGATGATTCTACTACAGTAGCAACAACAGCATTTGTATATAACCATATGCCGTCCGGCATTATTGTTATGTGGAATAGTTCTGCAGCAAGTATACCAACAGGATGGCAGTTGTGTAACGGTACAAACGGTACTCCTGATCTCAGAGATAGATTTGTCATAGGTGCAGGAAGTTCCTATGCAGTGGCAGCAACAGGCGGAAGTAAGGATGCGGTAGTAGTATCACATGATCATACAGGAACAGCAACAGTCAATTTCTCAGGAACCACTGATGCAGGCGGAGTACATACTCACAGTGGGACTGCAATAACAGAAAGTTTAGTGGGCACACACGGCGGAGATGATAGAAACGCTCAGAATCTATCTGGGATCGTTAGCGGATATACAACGAACGAAATCCTTGGTGCTGCAGGATCGGGCACTGGATCCTTATTAACAATAGATGCATCTCACGATCATACTTTAAGTATAAACAACAGCGCCTCACATACTCATCCCTTTAGTGGCAATAGTTCGGTTTCGTATACAACAAACGCTCGTGGTGTTAGCGGAACAAACGCCAATTTACCGCCATATTATGCTTTGTGTTATATACAGAAAATGGCAGCATAGTAATACTATAATACGAGCATAAATACAAGAAGGGAATAAAAGGAATACCAAATGGCATATACAATTATCAAATCAAATGGACAAACGTTAACAACTATTGCTGACGGCACAGTTAATAATGATAGTACCAGTTTAGTCCTAATTGGTAAAAATTATGCCGGTTACGGCGAGTACTTAAACGACAACTTTGTCAGAATGCTGGAAAATTTCTCCAGCACAACTAGTCCCGGCAATCCATTAACTGGGCAATTGTGGTGGGATGTAACAAACAACATTTTAAAAGTATATTCGGGCACTAGCTGGAAAATTTCAACTGGTGCTACTAGTAGTCCGTTTGCAAGCCCACCAGGCGATTTGAGCTCGTTAGGCGGTGATCTGTGGTTTGATACCACAAACAGCCAATTGAAAGTATATTCTGGCAGTGCGTGGATTACAGTAGGACCGCAAGCAACTCCGGCAACAGGTGACACAGGTACTGTTCCTGCTATCATGACCGACACTTCGTCGGGCACACACGTAGTAATACAGTTTAAAATCTCTGGCACAATTTATGCCATATTCTCAAAAGATACATTTAACAGTTCGTTAACTGGATTTACCAGTATACGTGCTGGTATTAACTTTAACACAACTGCTAGTCCAACTTGGGGTCTAAGCAATCAATCAACAGCCGCAACAGCCAGCACCTTGGTACAACGAGATGGATCTGCGGGTATTACAGCAGCGGCCATCACAGGAACCACAGTCACTGCTGGCACAGTCGCAGCAACTACATTAACAGGTGCATTTAGTGGTACATTAACCGGTAACGTTTCAGCAACCACAGTTAACGCAACCACAGTTAGCGCAGCCGGTGTTACAGCTAGCTCGGGATTTAGTGGAGCAGTATTAACAGCAGCACAGCCAAACATTACCAGCTTGGGAACACTAAGCGGAATTGCTATTAGTGGATACGGTACATACAACGGCTCAGAACTTGCAACAGTTGGTGGATCAGCAAGTTTCAGTTCGATCAACAACACACCAATTGGAAATGCAACTGCCAGTACTGGTAGATTTACTACAATAACAGCAACTACAAGCATTATCCCTGCAGCAAACCTAGTAGTAGATATTGGATCAACCAGTGCTTGGTTTAACAACATCTATGGTGTTTCTGTACAAGCAAAATACGCCGACTTGGCAGAACGTTTTCACGCAGATGCAGAATATCCAGCAGGTACTGTAGTTGAAATGGGCGGCGCAGCAGAAATTACTAAAGTGGTTGATGAATTAAGCGATACAGTATTTGGAGTCATAAGTACTAACGCAGCATATCTAATGAATTCCGGTGCAGGTACAAATGCTACTCATCCCCCAATTGCAATGAGCGGACGAGTTCCAGTTAGAGTAACTGGATTTATCGCCAAAGGTGATCGACTAGTTAGTGCCGGTAATGGATTAGCTCGTGCTGGTAAACCTTCAGAATTAACACCTTGGAACGTGATCGGACGCAGTTTAGTTAACAAAACCGATGAAGACGAGGGTGTAATTGAAGCGATTGTAAAAATAAATTCGTAATCGGATACACTAAATGGCATACTCGCAAGGCGGCACAATTGCAGCCGCAGACTATAACAACTTTATCAACGGCTCAAACCAGCTAAACACGGTTTGGAGTACTGGGTCTGGCGCTGTTGGGTATGGGCAAACTGCCGTTAGCGCAGTTAGCGCAGCAGGAACAGTTACAGCCACGCAGTGGGCATCTTTAATTAATGCATTAAATAATGCTAGATTGCACCAAACTGGGTCAGGGTCTGGTATCAGTGCTGTAACTGCCGGGGCAACTGTAAATCACCTATCAACACTGGCAACACAAATTAATAATGCATACAGTGGCGCAGCAAGTTTTGCCTCGCAAGGCGGTACAACCACTGGTTCAAATTTTACAACTAGTATCAGCGGTACCACTGGTATTAACAGCTTCACCGATCGTATTGTTACATTTAGTAGTGCAAATGCTGCAAGATATTTCTTTAACGCAGGTGGGCGATTAAATTTGGTATTGAGCACTAGCAGTAGTAACGGCACAGGATCTAGTTCAAGTTTTGGTAGATTAATTACTGGCCTAGGTGGTGTAGGAATTCTCAACACCACCAACTCAGGACGTACTGGGTCAGGAATCACATTGAATACCAACAACACAGCATTTGGGTATCGAAATATTGTTTACGCATCAAATACCAATATCATTGCAGTAACAGACACCACAGCATCGTATACAGCATCAACCGCGGCTATTGGCTTGTATACTAATAGCAACGATACTACCAATGGATCCAATGGTAATCAGGTCAATTTCCGTATCAGTTATGTGATCGCAGATAAAACTTGGGATGATACCCTGGGCATTACATTAAACTCTCGCGTCGACATAGTCTTCCCAGAAACCACATATCTCAGCAATGTGTGGGGAACCCCAACAATTACTTAACGGAACAAACTAATGACATACATACAAGGCGGAAAAATTGATGCATACGACTACAACTCGTTTATACTCGGTGTAAACGGAACGATAGATTCCATTCGGTCATTTTGGGGAAACGGATTTCCTGCTTACGGACGATATGGGTATGGACAACCTGCAATATCAACAGTAGCAGCTGGGTCCACAGTTACCGCAACACAATGGGCAACAATGATCAATGCACTAAACAATGCTAGATTGCATCAAACCGGCAGTCCAACTGCGTTTTCGTCAGTTGGAATGACTGCTGGTAGTAAAATTAATTATATTGGTGATTTTTACAACACAATTATCACAACATTTTATGCAGGTCCCGATTTTGCATCGCAGGGCACAACTACCACAGGATCAAACTTTACAACTGCAATATCTAGCACAACCGGTATCAACACTTATATTGATCGTGCAGTTACATTTAGCAGTATTGACCAAGTGAGATTTTTCTTTAATTGTGGCGGTCAGCTAAATTTAGTATTAAGTACTAGTGGTAGCAACGGATCAGGATCTAGCTCTAGTTTCGGGAGAATAATAACCGGATTAGGCGGAACTGGAGTTAAAGCTCTTAATAACACTGGACGAACAGGTACAGGAATAACTTTAAATACCAACGATACAACAATCGGCTATTATGATATGGTTTATAATACAAATACAGTTATTGTTGCAGTAACTGATACCACCGCGGCATATACAGCATCAGTTGGATCAATTGGTATCTATGCGTCCGATAGTACTACTACCAATAGTAGTAAAGGTGTTACTGTAGTTTTTCGAATTAGTTACAACATACCAGACAAGACTTGGGACGATACACTAAGTATTACATTAAACTCCCGAGTTGATATTGTTTATCCAGAAACCACCTATTTGACCAGTTCTTGGGGCGGAGCAATAACAATTACTTAATCAACGATTGAGTTTGACAAAACAGGGCATAGTAGTGTAAAATCTACTATGCTTTTTTCTATCTGGGAAATTCAATGACAGAAATTTCAAATATTGTACAGCAAATAAAACAATCCACTGATCATCAAATCAATAAGAAACTACTACACGAAAAGATTCAGACTGATCTTCACTTTACACATAATGGCGGCCTGTTTAAAGCCAGTCCTGAATTGATTGCATTTGTACACGCCTGGCGTAGTGCAGGCGAAGTATGGCCCTGGGGAGGCGGTGATAGTATGTATGTAGAAGATGCGTACGGCAATCCGATACACATCGATGATTGTGCAGAATTTTACAAAACAGCCTGTCAACACTACCAACAAGTAATGAATTCTTGGCATCAACAATATGAAGAACTTAAAAAAATTCGAAAAGTCTAGAGGCATCTTGTCATTCGCATATAACACTGACACCACCAATTATGTCAGTATTGCTGAACGAACATTAAAGTTGGCCAGCAAAACTTTAAACCTGCCGTATACACTAATAACTGATGCAGCACAAGATTACGAGAATCAACGATTTGATACCGATGTTGGTAAATTTGTACAATGGCGCAATGCTGGTCGATATCAAGCGTACGAGCTAAGTCCTTACGACGAAACACTGGTAATTGATGCCGACTTTCTCGTATTTGATAAAACTTTTGTGCAAGCATTTGATCTAAGTCATTGGGATTGGCTCATAATGAAAGACGCAATTGGTTTAACTCAGCAGTATCCAGAACGTATGAGCGCACACGGTTTACCATATGTTTGGGCCACCGCGTTTGTGTTTAGAAAAACACCAGCAGCAAAAAATTTCTTTCAACTAGTTAGACGTATTCAAGAAAATTACAGTTATTATTGTGCGCTGTTCAATATTGAACATAATAATTTTCGCAATGATTATGCTTTTGCTATGGCTGATATTGTGCTAAAAGGATATAGTACAATCAAGCAGGATTCGTTATTAGGTCCTATGCTACACATAGATAATCCGTTAACCAGCATTACAGCACAAGGCAATAATTTTATTGTAAGAGATGCATCACGTGCTTTCGTCATACCGCGCACTAATATGCACGTTATGAGTAAAGCATATTTGCAAAGTGAACAGTTTAGGGAGTTTGTAGACAGTGAGTCAGCATAAAGCACAGCAAGGATATTTTACTTTTGCACAAAATACCAATGATGTAGATTATCTACAACTAGCCTACCTTCAAGCACTAAATATTAAAGCAACACAGCGACATAATCAATTTGCAGTAGCAGTAGACAAAAATACCAAATCGCAATTAAATGAAAAACATCTATCTATATTCGACTACATCATTGATATTACATACGATCTTAATAGCACTGATTCTAATTGGCGGTTAGCCAACGAATGGCAAGCTTTTCGTCTAACTCCGTTTAAAGAAACAATTAAATTAGAAAGTGATTTATTGTTTACCCGCAGCATTGATCATTGGTGGACTGCCTTTAGATTACAGGATGTGTGTTTAAGTACTGGGTGCAGGAACTACCAACAAGAACCAAGTAACGTTAGAAAATATCGAACCGTATTTGACGATAATCATTTACCTGATGTTTATAATGGACTGATGTACTTCAGATATAGTCAAACCGCAGCAAATTTTTTTAATATTGCACAAAATATTTTTGAACAGTGGCAAACAGTAAAGCAACAAATCAAAGGTTGTAACGAAGACACCCCAAGCACAGACTTACTGTATGCACTAACTGCACTGGTTCTAGGTGAAGAACGTTGTACAATGCCCAGTTTGGATTTCATAAACTTTGTGCATATGAAACCTGCAATAAACGGATTTAGTGAAACTCAAAAATTTACCGATGTATTTAATACAGAATTTGACAATGGTATGATACGAATCAATAACATTAATCAATATCATCCTTTACACTACTATAATAAAGACTTTGCAACTGGAGATTTAATTGACTACTACGAACGACGGTTGGGATGAATTCTTTGAAGGGTTACGTATAGCCGAAGAAGAAACTAATCGGCGTATGGAGCTAGAAGCAAAAAAAGAATACCGAATTTATTATAATGCAGACGATGGCACCATATTAGGAATGTTCCCGACAGATTATCCTGCGGGGGATAATTATATTGTTATTAAAGACCCAGTGATATTTCAAGAACTACCAATTCATAGAACAACAATTGTAGATGGGAAAATTAATATAGAGGAACCCCCCCCTGTTAAAGAACTGGAATTTCGTTTAACAAAATCGTCTCAAGGATATTGTGTAGTAAAAGGCCACGCAGCAATTATATTAAACTCAAACGAAATTTATAACGATATCGAATACTATGACAGAAAAACAAATAATTGATGTAGCAGACTTAGATTGCATTTACCTAACGTATGACGAACCTAAAAAAGAAGAATTTTGGATACAAATACAAAACTTGGTGCCCTGGGCCAAAAGGGTGGACGGCGTCAAAGGCTCGGATGCAGCGCACAAAGCCGCAGCGGACGCCAGCGACACTGATCGCTTTGTTCTCATTGATGGCGATAATATACCAGATCCTGCTTTTTTTAACTTACAATTAGTAATTGATGACAGCAACCGCGATTGTGTTTTCCGCTGGCGGGCTCGGAATGTTATCAATGGACTGATGTATGGCAATGGTGGTATGAGTTGCTGGACTCGAGAATTTGTCTACAATATGCGTACACACGAAGCCACAGACGGCAGCGAAGCCAATGATGTTGAGTTTTGTTTCTACCCTAACTACTGGGCAATGAATGATTGTTATAGCACAACCTACCCCAATGCTACGCCATTCCAGGCCTGGCGTGCCGGATTCCGTGAGGGTGTTAAAATGTGTTTAGACCGAGGTCATAAGCCCTCAATGGATCAGTTTAAACAACGAGTACACGAGCGCAATTATGATCACTTATGCATTTGGCAAAGCGTCGGTGCAGATATCGACAATGGATTTTGGGCCATTTATGGTGCTCGACTAGGAACTTATTACACTATGCTGCGAGAGTGGGACCATCGACAAGTACAAGACTTTGATACATTGGCCAATTTATGGACAACATTTAGCCACGACGGTGTTGACGCCTGTGCTAGTCTTGGGGAAACACTACGCACAAGATTGGGTCTTGATATTGTAGATATGACTGCACAACAAAGTCGTTTTTTCAAACATCATTATAAGGCAAATTTTAAAAACACAGGGCCAATGTCAAGAGAATGAAAAGAGTAGCATTGTGTGTGCCTGATCCTTGGAATTATATTAGTCAATACAGCAACTATAGTCTGGTGATTATTAATCCTGCAGAACCTCTAGCAAGAAAACAATATCTATTAGATAAAGCCGATTGGAGTTTATTAGTAACTCCCGGTAATATAGAAAAACGATTTGGAAATGATTACAGTGACGAACGCATAGTGCTATGCACATCGGGCACCACAGGCGATAGTAAGATGTACGGTTTTTCTGCAGACAAAGTACAATATTCAATTGACAACATCATCAACTCATACGATTTAACATCAAACGATAGATACCTAAGCGTTATGCCACTTTGGCACGCTCACGGATTACTTATGTATCTAGCTGCGCAATCAGCTGGATGTGAAATAAAAATGGCCTCTGTTGGCGATTTTAAAAATGCTATAGATTTTCAACCAACGTATCTGAGTGCTATCCCTGACTTTTTAAAGTTGGCAACTAAGCAAAATTTTAATACATTAAGATTCGTTCGTTCAGCGTCAATGGCATTACCGGAGGCAACTTATTTGGGATTAAAACAAAGATGGTCTGTTCCAGTAATTGAAGCATTTGGGATGACAGAAACCTGTAGTCATTGCTTCACTAATCCCATACACGGTCCTCAAAAGATAGGAACCATTGGACGACCCAGCGGAATAGAATTTTATATAGATCAAGGCAAACTATTCCTTAAAGGACAGTCAGCATACACCAATGAATGGTTTGACACAGGCGATCTGGCTGATCAGGACTTGGATGGATATGTTAGGATATTGGGTAGATCAATTGATAGGATTAATATCCGCGGATATAAAATAGATCCATTGAGTATCGAAAATCAATTGTATAATTTTATTCCTGAGATTGGCGATGTTGTTGTTTTTGGCACAGATAGATTGATGTGTATCTACACTGGTGAAATTGATCCTGCTGTAGTTAAAAAACAGCTACTATCAATCAGTCCATATTGTTATCCTAAGTTGCTAGAACAAGTAACATCTATACCTAAAAACGCAGCAGGCAAAACTTCCCGTACACTATTAAATCGGATGTATAATCTATTATGACACAACCCAAAAGTGATTTTATGTCCAGTGCCGAGTGGATGAAAGATAATCTTGGCAACGCAATGTGTTTGGCAAAGTGGAAACAGGTTAGCCTGCACTTGCCCACAGGATTAAATAATAGTTGTTATCACCCGCCTTTACACGAAATTGATGCCCGTTTATTAAAAGACAATCCTGGTGCATTACACAATACAGTACACAAAAAAGAGCAACGAAAAATTATGCTTCGTCAAGAGAAGCCATCTGAATGCTCGTACTGTTGGAATATAGAAGCACACGGGCAATTAAGTGATAGGCACTATCGCAGCGGAGAAAAATGGGCAGCATCCGATTTTACCTCTATAATGAACAGTACCGGAGATGAAGATGCTATACCTAGTTACGTTGAAGTTAATTTTAATCACGCTTGTAATCTTAAATGTAGTTATTGTAGTCCACAGTTCAGCAGCTCGTGGCAACAAGAAGTTGACCGTTGGGGTGGTTATCCTACTAGCGTTATTCACAATGATCCTAGCCACTTTACTGGCCGTAATAGACCAATTCCTACTAGAGCAGATAATCCATATGTTGATGCATTCTGGCAGTGGTGGCCCACGCTTTACCCCCATCTAAAACATTTTCGTATGACTGGCGGCGAGCCGCTGATGGATCGGAATACTTACCGAGTATTTGACTATGTATTAGCATTGCCTAATCCAGAACTGCATTTGAATGTAACATCAAACTTTAGTGTAGAAGAAGTATTATTTGAAAAGTATCTCGGCTATGTAAAACAATTATGCAATACCCAAATTGAACATTTTATGCAATATGTTAGTCTCGATTCGGGAATTGTTGAACACGCTGAATATATTCGTAACGGTTTAGATGCAGTTAGACTTAACGATTATGTAGGAAGATTCTTATCAGATATACCGTATCGTAATAGTTTAACTTTTATTATTACAATGAATAATCTTAGTGTGCTCGGTATTCAAAGACAATTGGAATGGATATTGGATTTGCGTAGACAGCACAGTACAACGTATCAACGTGTTTGGTTTGACACTCCGTTACTTAGAACTCCTAGCTGGCAAAGCTTACAAATATTACCATCTGTTTATGCTGATAGATTGGAACGAGTAGCAGATTGGATGGAGCTAAATCTAGAAACACCCGATGATCCATTTCACGGATTTAAAGATTACGAAGTACAACGTATGCGTCGAGACATTGATTGGATGAGAGAGGGTAGCAAATTAGATCCAGAGTATGTTACACTACAACAAGCAGATTTTTATAGATTTTTTAACGAACACGATAAACGTCGCAACACAAATTTTTTAAAAACATTCCCTGAGATGCGGGAATTTTGGAACCAATGTAAATATTATGCCCAGAATTGATAACGACACAACCCGTAAAACAATCGAAAATGAATTATTAGTAATCGGTTGTAGTCATACATTGGGGACAGGGCATCGATCAAGAGACACAACATATCCAATACTGTTTTCTAAAATGTTAAACATTGTCGATCCGTTAATATTGGGATTGCCCGGGCAAGGTAATATGGCAATTGAAGAAAAATTAACTGAATTGTCTCTACGAAATAAATCAGTAATAATACAATTTAGTGATGTCTTTAGATTACGAGTGTACGATTCAAAAATAGATGTAGTGCTTACTAAGCAAGGTAGAGACTATAGCCGAGATGATGTAATTTTTTATACTGAAAATTATTTATTATACGAATTTATTAAAATTGTTAATAGGCTTGTTACTAGATTTCGCGACGCCAACGCTAATTTTTTATTTTTTAGATTATCTCATTTGCACGAAACTTATTATAAAATAGAAAACGAGTTAAATAAATTTCCAGAATATTGCTCAATGGAAAATGTAGTACAAGATTGGGCACCAGATAAAATGCATTACGGTATTAGCACACATCAAGAAATAAGTAACCGACTTTATAATAAATGGACCTCAATGTATGCCCAGAATTAATAACGAAACAGACTTAGAATATAAACGCCGTGTAATCGACATCAAGTCAGAGTCGTTTTGCGGAGCCAAGTGGTATAATGCTACTATTTGGTTAGGCTCAGGGATGACAACCAGCTGCCATCATCCCTTACCGCATAAAGTAACTGTTGAAGAAGTTGAAGAAAATTTTAAAGCATTACATAACACACACAAGAAAAAAGCAGAACGTAAAAAGATGCAGAACGGAGAACGTCCTGCAGGTTGCGAATACTGTTGGAAGATAGAAGACATAGGACGGGATAATATAAGCGATCGTGTTTATAAAACCGTAATTTATTCAGACGAGGATTTAGAATATGCATACAAACTTGACGCAAACGAAGACGTCGATCTTCAAACGCTTGAAATTGCTTTTGATCGAACCTGCAACTTTGCTTGTAGTTATTGCAACCCTGCTTTTAGTAGCACCTGGGTTAATGATATTACTAGGAATGGACCGTACACCCGATTGGTATCTGACGGTCGTAACCATTTTACTCACGAGCATTCTAGCAGCCAACTTTATAGATTTAGTGAAAGAAATCCGTATGCAGATGCGTTCTTCAAATGGTGGGAATCAGATCTCCACAGAACACTCAAAGAACTCAGACTAACAGGTGGCGAACCATTGATGTCAGGGGACACGTGGAAACTATTAGATTGGTTTAAAACACACGACACCGAAATGCGTTTTGCAATGAATAGTAATTTAGGTGCCAAAGACGATCTAATAGATCGTATGATTGACGCTAGCCAAAATATTAAACATTTCCATTTGTACACTAGCAACGAAGCAGTAGGACTTCAAGCAGAATATATCCGTGATGGTATTGTCTGGGATGATTGGGCCAATAACGTAGAAAAAGTTTTGACCAATGGGCGCATAGAAGGCTTCCATATGATGTGTACTATTAATGCACTTTGTCTGGATTCGCTGGATCAATTCTTAGATATTATTTTGCAATGGAAAACAGAGTTTGGTAAAGATTACCCTACGTTCACATTAAACATACTAAGATTTCCAAGTTTTCAAAGTCCGTTGGTCTTATCAGAGGAACTGAGAACAATATATCAACACCGCTTACAGGCCTGGCTTGATGCCAACATGGACAACGAGTTTCTGCATCAAATGGAGCGCAATCAATTACAACGGCTCATTGATTATTTAGATGTAGTCAAGACACCGCATATGGGTGCAGCCGAACAATCAGTGCTACAACAAGACTTTAAAAATTTCTATACACAATACGACCAGCGCCGAGGCAAAGACTTCTGTGCTACATTTCCTGCACTAGCAGATTGGTATAAATCACTATGAGCGACGAAAGTAACGTAAAAACTTTTTATAAAAAGTACGACTATATGGCCCGTGCTCCTTATTTTATCAAGCTAGAAGATTTATCAGAAAAACAAAAAGGGCTATTAACAGAAAGTAAGAACTTTTGTATGCTACCTTGGGTACATATGCACGCCTATCCTGATGGACGAGTATATCCTTGCTGTTTAGCTGACTACTGGCATCCAGTTGGAGACCTTCGTAAAGACACAATGGAAACTGTGTGGAATCAAGATGGGTATAAAGAATTACGCAAAAATATGCTGTCCGATCAACCTAGCAAACAATGTACCAAATGTTACGAACAAGAAGATAGCGGGTTCTTTAGTATGCGTTACGATGCTAATAGAAATTACGGGCATCACATCGGCGAAGTAGATCAAACAACAGAAGATGGCGAGCATCCAGAATTTAAAATACGTTACTGGGATGTTCGTTTTAGCAATTTGTGCAATTTTAAATGTCGCAGTTGCGGGCCTATTTTTAGTAGTAACTGGTTTAATGATCACAAAAAGATGTACGGCCGTGATCCCGATGTACTGGGTCGTCCGATGGCACGAGTAGAATACACCACTGGCGACGAAGATGATATGATTGCCCAGATGATGCCGCACATACCTTACTTAGAGCAAGTATACTTTGCTGGCGGCGAACCCTTGATTATGAAAGAGCATTATTTGATGCTGGAAAAATTAATCGAGCTAGGCAAAACGGATGTGCGCATACACTACAACACAAACTTCAGTGAACTGGCATTTAAGGATAAGCACGTTTTTGAATACTGGAAACATTTTAAGAATGTCAGTGTTGGTGCTAGTTTAGATGACAGTGGCGCCCGTGCTGAATTGATACGCAAAGGTACAGACTGGCAGCAAACAGTAGACAATCGCCGTCGTATGATGGAACAAGTACCACACGTGGATTTTTATATTGCTGCAACTATCAGTTCAATGAATGTGTTGCACGTATTAGATTTCCACCGAGAATGGTGCGACTTGGGACTAGTTAAACCCAAGGATTTTAATGTAAACATTTGTCAAGGCCCTGAATGGTATCGCATTGATATCTTTCCTGAGGACTTTAAGAATACTGTTATCCGTCCAGCATACGAACGCCATATTGAGTGGCTAGAGCCACAAGATGATTTAAAACGTGCTACCAATGGCTTCAAGAGTGTACTAAACTTTATGGATAGCAATCACAATCCTGCTGGGTGGGATCAATTTAAAGTTGAAATTGACAAACTCGATGTATTAAGAAATGAGGATTTCTGGAAAACTTTTCCAGAATTTAATTCTATTAGATGATAAAATATCGAGACATACGCAGCGTACATCTCGAAGTTAGCACACGTTGTAATGCAGCGTGTCCTGATTGCCCACGCAATTTTCGCGGCGTAGATGTAGTAGACACATATCCTGTTTTAGATATGAAGCTAGAACAAGTAAAGAAAGTCTTCCCTGTTGATTTTGTACAACAACTAGACAATCTTTTAATAAATGGCAACTATGGAGATTTTGTTACAGCAGCAGATGGGCTAGATATAGTAGAGTATTTTTTATCTTGTAATCCTGCATTACAAATTGAAATTAGCAGTAATGCCAGTGCCCGTCCTAAAATATGGACAAGATTAGGCGAGTTGGGTGTCACTGTGGATTTTAGATTAGATGGATTAAAAGACACACACCATTTGTACAGACAAAATACAGATTGGGATTTGGTAATAGACAATGCTAAAAAGTTTATTGCAGCTGGTGGCAATGCAATCTGGGCAATGATTAAGTTCAAACACAACGAGCATCAAATTGATGCCTGTGAGCAATTGAGCAAGGAATTGGGATTTGGTAAATTTTGGCTAGTAGACAATGGCCGCAACAGTTTTCCTGTCTTTACTCCAGATCGTAAACTAAGTCATATCATTGGGGATTACCGTGGTAGTACAGACTTTGACGAACTGCATACTATTTCTCAGTATTATAAAATACAGCCAGACACAGCACTGAAAAATGAAATAGATGACAAACAAATAGATTGCTATTCATCTCGTAATAAAGAAATTTATATAAATGCCAATGGAGAAGTATATCCTTGTTGTTGGCTTGGATTTTATCCGCAACACGGATTAAGTAGACCTAGTAATTTACAGTTACGTCCTATTATTAGCAACAACAATGCAATAGAGTACGGCATTGAAGTTGCCATTGATTGGTTTAACAAAATAGAACAGTCTTGGCAATTAACAGTACCGCAGGGTAAACTATACACCTGCAACGAAACTTGTGGTATAAGAAAATGACATTACCTTCAACAATTTGTATGCTACCGTGGGTCAGCATTGAAACTAGCCCGCTAGGTACAGTACGTCCTTGCTGTATGGCACACGAAGAAATAACAGACGACGCAGGCAAAAAGTATAATCTCACAGAAACTGATCTCGAAACAGTATACCATAGTAAGTATATGCAACGACTACGACAAGACTTCCGTAACGGAGAAAAGCCTGCTACTTGTAGTCGTTGCTGGGACGAAGAAGCAGCCGGCCGTGACAGCAAACGCATACACAGTCAGGTTAGACTAAAAGAATTATACAAACAAGTAGATTGGTCCAACGACGATCCGGACCAGCTTTGGTTTGTAGATTTAAAGTTGGGCAACATTTGCAATCTCAAATGTCGCATATGCGGGTCTTGGTCTAGTAGCAAATGGGCCGAAGAAGAAATGAAATATCTACCAGCAGGCGCAGATAAGAAAAAACATATTGCATACACTTGGTTAAAAGAAGGTGCGTGGCCCCGTAAGACAGAAACATTCTGGGATAATATGAAGTCTTTGTTGCCCAACATCAAATATTTTGAATTTACAGGCGGCGAACCTTGGATGATCAAGGAGCATTTTGATTTATTACAACACGCAGTTGATATGGG